AAATTTTATTGTTTACTACTGGTCAAATATTGTTTATTATGGAAAAAACTGAGAAATTGGGGCTACCCCCAACTGGGAAACTTGGAGTGTTCCGGCGATGGCTGGGGATCTACTCAAAAGAGGAGCGGGAGGTCCTGGACTACGCCCGCAAATTGAAAAAGACCACCATGCAAATAGCACGGGGTCAGCTGACTCTGGTATCCCGTCCGGGATGGATGCGGCACGAGGACTGGGTTGAGGTCCGCAAACTACAAAACAAATTAGAAAGGAGGCGTAGAAAATGATTGCAATTTACCTGTTGGCCATCATCGGCCTGTTCGCGATTTTCGGCGGGATCCGCCAATGGTGGATCAGTCCCAAACGGAAATTGAGCCGATCCATCAAGCAGATGGAGAGAGCGGAGAGACGGATCCAAAAGTTCAAAAAGAAGTCGTAGGTGCCAAATTGGTCCAGTAGAATTGGTGCCAAATCGGTCCAGTAGAATTGATGCCAAATTGGGCCTTCTCCCGACCCACAAATACTGGACGGCACTCGCGCATACGGAATTAAAACCCAACAAGCATGAAAGCAAAACACTTTAAGCAGCTCGGGAAGAACTGGGCTTTATACTCGGAGATCAATACCAAGTACTGTAATTGGACCCCGTCCATCGCCACGGTCCACGAAGGCATGATTTGGCCGAACGGTATTTCGGTCAAGTTCCTGTGGTTCGGCGTGACCCTCATTCGCGTAAGCGAATAAATTAAAGATCCCCGGGGCCAAACGCTCCGGGGATTGTTGTGCAGAAATAAATTTTTAATTTGTATAAGGTTTGATTATATTTGAGGCATGGCACGAAGTACATATAAAATGAGTCCGCTCGCCTATATGGAGGAGGGACAGAAAAGGCGAGACGCCGGGGAATTTGTAAAGCCCACCGATGCGGAGGAGCTTTACTTTGCATTCATCGAGTATTGCAAATTCATGCAGGATAACTATTTCTCCCAGGCTCACAAGAATAAGAATGGCGAAGACTGTAGCGTCTACATTTCCCGCCCGATGACCATCGAATCATTTAGGCTGTTTGCTGGCATCAATCCTGTTGAGTACGAGGAGCTCACGGGAGACCCGGTAGCAGCTGCAATTGGTGGCACCATCGAGGACGCCATCAATTCCCAGCAGATTGAGGGAGCACTGGTTGGCAAGTACGCTGCCAGCCTCATCCAGGTGCTTCAAGGCCGAAAGACCAACGTCAATGTGACGGGAGGTATCACTCTCGAGCAGATAACAGGAATGGAGGTAAAATAAAATGGGACGCCGGCTTCAATTTGACACCAAAGGCAACGAGAAGCAGAAGGAAGTGGCTCGGTTATGGCTTGATGACTCGGTCACTGACATTCTGTATGCCGGCACGAAAGGTGCTGGCAAATCGTACCTCGGGTGTTCCTTGATAGCCGGCGATGCCCTCACCTATCCGGAGACCTTTTATTTTATTGCGCGTAAGACGGCCGCTGACTTAGTCCGGTACACTATTCCCTCCCTCTACGAGGTATTTGCCCATTGGGGCATCACGGAGAACTACTACCACTTCAATGGTCAATACAACTTTTTCGAGTTGTACAACAAAAGTCGCATTTACCTGATCGACGCTAAGTACAACCCCAGTGACCCCATGTACGAGAGATTCGGGTCCATGCAGATGACTCGGGGGTGGATCGAAGAGGGTGGCGAGTTTATCCGCGAGGCGAAGACCAACCTCCAGGCTTCCATCGGTCGATGGAAGAACGACGTCTACAAGCTGGCTCCCAAACTTCTCGTCACCTGCAACCCGTCCAACAATTTCCTCTACACGGACTACTACAAGCCGTGGAAAGAGAACAAGTTGCCTCCTTGGCGTCGGTTCGTCAAAGCTCTGCCCCAGGACAACAAGACTCTCCCGGACAGATACATTGAAGGGCTTCTCCAGAACCTGACTCAATCGCAGATCGAGCGACTGGTCTTTGGCAACTGGGAGTATGACGACGACCCGAATTGGCTGGTAGACTATGACGCAGTGTGCGACATGTTCTGCAATGAGTTCGTACTCCCGACGGGCAACAGGTTCATCAGCACTGACCTTGCCGGAAAAGGACGAGACAATTGGGTGGTTGGAACCTGGGATGGCATGGTCTGCCGGATCCCCATCGCCAAAGGCTTCTCGGAAGGCAAGGAGATGGAGGAGAAGATCGCCAAATTGGCCACCGGTCTGAAAGTACCCCGGTCCAGTATCGTCTCGGACGCTGACGGACTTGGGTTCTACCTGGAGAGCTACCTGAAAGGCATCCGGGAATTCCACGGAGGACAATCAGCCATTGACTCCAAGACGTACAACAACATCAAGTCGGAGTGCGCATTCAAGCTGGCAGAACTCATCAACAAACGTCAGATCCACGTAATCTGCTCTCCCGAGGTCCAGGAGAAGATCAAGCAGGAGATGACGGTCCTCAAGTCCAAGAACACGAACTCCGCTGAGCAGAAGCGAGAGCTCATCTCTAAGGACACCATGAAGCAGCTCCTCGGAAGGTCCCCGGACTTCCTGGACATGCTCATCATGCGAATGATATTCGAGATAAAGCCGAAGGCGACTGGCATGAAGTCCGCCAAAATCATAATTCCCGCAAAACGATGATACTGGACATCATAACCCTCATCCGCAACATGGTCAAGATGGTCAATCCTCTGGCCGTCTTTGAGTGTGACCAGGCTCGGATGCTGAACGTCAAAGTGGACACGATGGAGAGGTTTGTTACAGACTCGGACGGCAATCGGGTATCGTCCGACTTCGTCTATGTTGAGGAACCTACCACTGGCTACTACGATACGCCATATCGGGGCTATCCCACTCAGCGTACCATCATGCAGGTCTATTTCTGCAAGTTCGAGCCGATGGCCAACGATGCCTACAAAGGCGATACGAAGTTCAGCAAGAATCCTCCCACCATCGGACGACTGGAGTTGAAGAACCAGATTGAGGAGCAGATGGTTCGACCTTTCCTCTACTTGCTCAAGTCCTCTCCTCTGGTACTGCGATACCCTGACATCATGAACACTGTCCGAGTATTGTACCCGTCTGCCAGGTTCGACGCCAACGAAGTAAGTGTCGGACTGGAGTTCACTTTCAAACAGGACTGGTGCTTGGATGCCTACAAGGACAAAATCTGGCGTCCCCTCCTTGAAGTGGTAAAGCCCGGGTTTGACTTATCGGGGCACACTATATTCTTCGACCGACAGGACTTGCCCGTGCCGGTCTATCCTCCTGCATGGTCCCAATCTTTGTTCCACGCAGTGGGTTTGCCTCTATTGACATTCTCCATCTCGCAAACAGACAATTTTGTTGCTCAGCTTAGTTTGGATGAAACCGGGGACGTTGTTGTAGACTACGCATGGACCAAAGAGGATGGGTGGAAAAAGTCGAGTGTGACGTACCCCAACCCGGGCTCCGGATTTGAGTTTATAGTCAACTCAATAGAAATTGAAGACATCCCCGAACAGTATTGGAGTCTCAAACATTGCTACATAAAATGATCCAGCGAATCGACATACAAGGCGGTCAGATGACGTTCGGCCAACGCATAGAGCTTGGCCGGATCATCACTGACAAGGAGATGACCGACATCGACAAGATGAAAGAAGGCATGCAATGTCTCGGCGTCAAATGGAGCCTGAGGAACACCTCAGAAATTGTCGAGTATTGGTACGAGGTTCTTCTGGGGATTAAGTACTGGATTGAACGAGAACAGGCTGAGCTCAAGTACGAGCCCAGTGCTGAGGAAAAGGCAGCCGGCATTGCCCAATTCTCCATGGTGGTTGGCGAGATGGCCACCATCACTGCACTGGCCAAGGACTACTCTAAGGACCCGGATGAGATTCTGGAATGGAAATACGGAAAGGTGTACAACCTCCTTTTCACCAACTTGCAGAGCCACCTCTTCCGTGAGCGACTGAACAAGGAACTGGAGCGTAAGGCTCAACAGAAAGCCAATGCTCGCAAACCCAGAAACAAATGGCGGTAGAACTGGAACAGATATTGGCTGAGGGGCTCACCCAGATGAGGGACGAGATCATACGGGCATCACAGGACGCCGGGCAGGAAGCCTCCGGCAGAACCTATGCTCAGATAACAGTCCAGACGGGACGAGAAGGTGAAACAGTTTGGGGGACGATAGAAGCTCCGAACTACTTCTACACTCTCATCCGGGGACGAGGTCCTGGCAAGATCCCCGCCAATCTGGGGCAGATAATCATGGAGTGGGCAAAGCTCAAAGGCATCACATTCTCGGACCCAAAGGATCTGGTCCGATTCGGAAATGCCACTGCATGGAAGATAAAACGAGAGGGCTCAGAGCTTTACCGCAATCACATTTACGTTGACTTGGTCGACACTCCTGCGGACAACTTCGAGGAGTACCTGTCTCAGCATTTGGACAAGATGATGAAGGTCCTCATCGAGGAGTCATTCACTCCTGACAACAATATGGACCACGGATATATAATATAGCGCGATATGGCAATAATCAATCAACCGGCTGAAGACTCCCTGTTCTCAGCATATTCGCAAATACCAGTCGAGACCGACGACTTAACATCTGGTCTTGAGATAGAGACTCAGAACTTCAGTGAGTCCAACATGATCTCACTTAATATCCTCGACAATAAACGGTCAGAGGTGTTTGACAACAGTGCCGGCACGAGTCAAAACTGGTTCAGAGAGTTCTTAATACCCCGGAGGATGGTACCCGGGGAATGGTATGCTTTCCGGGTTGTCGGTGGCACAGCAAGCAAATCAACTGTCCTGACGGTCGCGTTATACCAAGGAAACGCAGAAGGTCATGGGGTGGTCAAGGTTGCTACGACCGATCTTACGATTGGCTCTTTTATGACATGGCGTGTCCAAGTCCCGACTACCGAATCCGTTAAACATCCCAATACGGTACTGATTATTTATGCCGGGAAAGAAGGAGAGACAGCCGGAGTAAAGGTCACTCTCACAAACATGTCTTTGGCATACGGCCAAAACTTTATCTCCTATACCCCCAGTTCAGTGAGAGCAGCAAACTCATTAACCGAAAGAGTCAACATCTCCAGAGACTCGGGATTTGGGCCGATTAGGAGGTACGATCTCAACTTTTTGGCCAAAGCCGGATTCCGGGATCGTCCCAGAACATTTCCGTACCTCAATACAGACATAGGTTTTGGCATTGATTACAACCTCATATCGGCATACGCATACAGAGGCGTCGGCGAACAAGACTTCAACGTACGATATGCCTCCCGAGGAGTTTGTCCCCGAGGCTACAGCGTTGACTTCTCCGAAAGGCCCATAGGATTTGTGTTGACGGACCGGGTTCCTGACGGGGACGGACAACTATATGTTAAGAAGTATTTTGGATACCCTAACTTCCTAACCCTGTTTGCTAAGGGGGCGATAGCAATAAACATGCAATCAGCCATGGAAGTGAATGTTATGTATACGGGGAACACATCCTTCAAGAAAATGGAGATCTCCCCCAGGATTAACATCCCGCTTGTCCTCGAGTTCGACGAGGAATTGTCAGATGGAGCTGACTACGTTATTGTCAGAAATCGCAATTTGCCCTTGAACTCCGACAAATGGCATATACGTTACGTCGATACGGAGGTACCTTGCAACCCATTCTACATTCGCTGGATAAACCAGAAAGGCGGATGGGACACTTACATGTTTGAGCAACACAAGAAGTATACGCAGGAGGTTGACCGGGGAGACCAATACGTATTAGCGAATTCACGAGACCCGTATGCCGCACAGACGAGAGGCGAGTTAGCTCCGGAGTTTAAGAATATGGTCCAAGCCGGAGCAGAACAGCTTGATGAGAACGACTTCAACTTGCTCAAAGGAATTGCTCTCTCGCCTTTGGTTCAAGTTTACAACTATCAACTTGCGGTATGGCAACGGGTTCTCGTAAATGACACGGACCTAACCTGGGACACAAAAGCCCCGCGGAACACTGTTAGCTACGAGTTCCAGCTTATTGACGAACAAACTCAGTGGTAATATGAACTACGAACTACTCATGAAAGGCATTGACGGCGAGGTCTGGTCACTGGACCTCCCGCTGGATGCTCCTGCGATGAATTACCAGATCAACAACCTGGCTGAGCTGAAAGACCGTAATGCCTCGTACTCCCAGCGGATCAGTCTGCCCAGGACGACCCATAACGAGCAAGCATTCCAATTCAGTTTTGTAGTTGGCTCAGGTTCGTATGTGCCATACATGAAGTTTCCTTGCCAACTATTCTATGAGGGAGCACTCATATCCCCGGCTGGAGCAGTATTGAACATCGTAGACGTATCAGATACATCGATCGGGGTCCAGATCCTCGGGGCAACTGCTGACTTGTTCGACACCCTCAACAACACTGACGCGAAGGATCCCGGAACTGGCATGTTCCTCCTCAAGTGGTACACGGACACAATGGGACAGGCCGAGCGATACCTCTCCGGCCCCGAGGAATCTAAAGTCCTGTATTTTTGGCTATATGCAACTCTCCAGAAGAATCCGAACGTCATCCCGATCTCCATGGAGGCAATCAGGCAAGTCAGGGAGTTGGACAAGCTCTACCCCCACCTCAACTGGTATGACTTGGTGACATGGATCTTCGATCGAGCAGGCTACAGTCTCGAGACTGACGTGGATTCAGTTGACCGGAGTGAAATGTTTTTACCTTGCACTTACCCCGTTTTGGCAGACAAACCCAATGCTCCGAAAGCATCCGGGACTGGCTGGATCCAGGATCCCCCGATTGGCACTACGGTAGGGGTGATATGGCAAGGATACCCCGGAGTAACTCTCAGTGACCCGATCGCTGGACGCTTGATGATGGGCACCGTATCCGGAACATTCAACTGGATGACTTTGTGGGACACGACCATCACGTTCAGTTTCTCATGGTCCAATATTTCTGCCATCCGGAATGGATCAGTGGCAGTCCAAGTTACCCACCACAAGAACGACGGAACCAGTGCTATAGTGTTGACCAGATCCTGGCGGTCCGGATCTTCCGGCAGCGTTTCGGTCGACATCCAGATGGAGGCAGGAGAGCACATCCTTGTGTCCGGATCTCTCGCCACAGTCAATCCCTCTGCCAATCAGTATGACATGAGGTTCCCGGTCAGCATTACTGCTCCTCCCGTGCCGGAAACTTCGCCGGGGGATAAGCCCCAGCCCGGGCTAACCTATGACCTCCTGGCCTCGACTGGATTTAAGAGCTTGGGAGACATAGTCAAAGCTTTCTTCCAGCTGTTCGGGCTAACCGTCGACGTGAATCCCGCTACCAAAGTAGCAAGAGCATACTCGGTTCAGGAGTTCTACAACAGACGAAGTTCGTCCGGGAAGAATTGGTCTGACAAGCTGATAAAAGGTAAGGACACAAAACTTACCTTCCAGTTATCCAGTTATGCCCAGTCCAACGAGATAAAGCTGGAGGACAACAAGGACAACAATGTTACTGCCTCGTACAAGTTCAGAATCCTGGACGCCAACCTCCAGCCCACTAAACTCCTGTTCCAAATTGGGTTCTTGGCAGGGCTCAACCAAACTCTCTATGACGAGGACAGTACGAGCAAGGCCCACAAACTTGCTAACTACCCGATCTGGACTATCAATAGAGGCCGGTTGGAGAACGGGGAAATGACCGAGACGACTTGGGAGTACAATGCTCTCAGTAAGCCGATGGTCGTCCACATAAATAAGTCTGACTATATGTGGCCCCAGGTGAGTGTAGGCTACACCCTTATCCGGGTACGACTATACACGGCGTATTTCAAAAATTTGAATTACTACGTTCCTAAGTACTACGACAAGCTCATCAACAATATACTCAAAAGACCGAAGATCCTACAGACCCAGATTCTTTTGGACCCGCTCGACATCCAAAGCCTGGACCTGTTCAACCCGGTATGGCTGGAAGAGCATGGGTTCTGGTTCTACGTCTCGAAGATAAACAACTTCCAAGCTGGAAAGATAACCAAAGTGGACCTAATACGAATGTAATATGGCCGAAGAACAGAAAAGCACAATTTACAATGTCAAGGTAACAGCTGAGGATGCCCTCAAGACGTTAGCCGAATTGAAACTCCGGTCCCAGGAGCTGAGGGATCAGCAGAAGGCTCTGGGCGAAGTAACTGAGGAGAATGCTCAAGAATACTATGCGCTTGACAACCAGATCAAGGCAATCAACAGCGAGGCGAACAAGTACCAGAAGCAAATCCAGAACAACATTAAGCTCCAGAACCAACAGGAGGCAAGTTTAGCAAAACTTAGAACCCAGCTGGCTTTGGACAATGCCGAGTTTGCAGAGCTGGGCAACTCAATGCAGGACGCGGCTCGTAAAGCCGAGCTCGGCAAGCGCATTGCAGAAACCACCGAGGAGCTCAAAGCTCAGGAGGAGGCACTCGGGGACTACCGCCGATCCGTTGGTAACTACGAGAAAGCAACGGATAACCTGAAACAGGAGCTCAACGACTTGACCGACACTCTGATCCGGATGGCTCAAGCCGGGGATACGAGTTCAGCATCCTTCAAGGAGATGGTCAAGCGAGCTGGTGAGCTCAAGTCGGCAGAGGACCTTGTCAATACAGCCATCGACCAGACCGGACGAGGAATTGACACACTGGTCGCTGTTACGGATGCAACTTCGGCAATCACTTCCGTCTACGGTTTATGGACCACAGCCACTCAGGTACTGGGGAGCGAGAACGAGGAGCTCAATGCTACCATGACGAAGATGATAACCATCATCACGGCTCTCTCCTCCTTGTCTTCTCTCCAAGCAGCTCTCTCCAAGACCGAAGCCACGTATCGTGCTGCATCCAACTTGGTTCAGCTGGTTGGCATCAACCAGACTCTCGCCGAAACGAAAGCGATAGCTGCTAAGAACGCTGTCCAGGGAGCTGGCAACATCCTCACCAAAGCAGCAGCAGCTGCCACATGGCTTTGGAACGCGGCTTTGGCTGCCAATCCTGTTGTGTTAGTGGCAGCGGCAGTGGGCGGATTGGTGGCTGGAGTGGTTGCTCTTACGAGCGCATTTAACAGTAATACGGAAGCTCAGGAGAGAGCAACACGGGCAATGGAGGCATACAACCGAGCTGCCGAAGCCTCCACATACGTACTGGACCAGATCGAGACTAAACGAAATACTCTGTCCAAAGCCGAGGAGATCCGGGGCAAACGGGAAATAGAGAACCTCAAAGCCAATCATGCCACGTCGGAACAGATCGCCGAAGCTCAGCTTAAGACAGCTAACAAGCTCCGCGAGATTGAAATGAATGCAGCTCGTCAAAGACAGATGGCTGCAATGGATGAGTTCGACTCCTTGAAGAAGGTGATTGCAGCCAAGGAGGAAGAGCTCAACACGTGGTCCGGAAGCTTGGACAAATACAAGGAAGCCAAAAAGGAACTCGATGACTTGAAAGGTCGATACCAAGAACTGTTCCGGACAATCGAGAATGAAGGAGCCGCAGTTGCCAACTTGGCTCTTGAGACTGCAATAGCCAACCGGGAGGCTCAGCAGGCCATTGCCGATAAGGCTCTGGAGGTTGCTTTGAAGAACTCGGAAGCCATGCAGAAGATCCGGGAAGACGATCTCAGGTTCCAAACAACATTCCAGTCTACGAGCATTGCCATCCGGATGGAGTATGAGAAAAAGCTCTACAAGGCAGCTCAGGATGGAGCCCGGGAACGTCTGGCTCTCCAGAAAGCTCACGGCAAAATTACTAATAAGGAGTATCAGACGGCTCTGAATGCCATGGCTCGGTCTGACAAGCAGTTCTACGAGAACCAAGCCAAACAGCTCAATGACTACCTTGCGGGGGTGAGAGCAAACATATTGGCTGTAGCTTCCGGAGGCACAGTCGATATGCAGATTGCTCAGGTTACTCAGAAGTACCAGGACGCCATGAAGGAGCTGGCCAACATTCAGCCTCCCCAGTTCGTGAGAGGTATGAGCGAGGAGGAATACCAGAAAGAGTATGCCGCTTATGAGCAGTTCCTGGTCAACAGAGCCGAACTCGAGAAACAGATCCAACAAAACCTCCAGGACGAAATCAAAAAGATCCGCGAGGACGCTACCAAACAGCAACTTGACCGGTTCAACCAAACTCTAAACGAACAGTATGCCGAGGACCTCTCGAAGGCAGCGGACAACGAGAGGAAGAAGCTGGAGCTCGAGAATGAGATGCTCCAGAAGCAAATCGAAGCCAGGAAAGCTGCCGGGGAGAAAACCTATGAGCAGGAGGCCCAGCTCCGAGCCAACAATCTTCGTCTCCAGCAAATGGACCTCGACAAGGAGCTCGCTCAAGCCGAGTTAAATCACAAGTCCAAATATGAGATCCGGAAAAGGTATCTGGAGGCAGAGTTGGCAGCAGCTCAAGGAAACGAGGACGCCATTGCTCAGATCCAACTTGAGATGGCCGAGAATGAGGAGTCTTTATGGGAGGAGCGGATCGAGAAACTCCGGGAGTATGCAGAAATGGCCTCCGGCTTCGCCAATGCTTTCAACGACTTGGCCAGTGCTTTGGGGGAGCGTCGGGTTCAGGAGGTAGAAGAACAATACAGCCGGGAGGAGCAGGCATTGGCAAACATGTACGCTAATGGCCAAATCACGGAGGCCCAGTACAACGAGAAGAAAATCAAGATGGAGAAACAGAAGGAGAAGGAGTTGGCCAAAATCGAACGGGAACAAGCTATCCGGGAGAGGGCAATGGGATCCTTCGAGATTGGCATCAATACTGCCATCTCCATCATGGCATCGGCTAAAATGGGATTCCCTTTGGCTATCCCATTCATCGCAGCAGCTGCAGCTTTGGGAGCAGTCCAGATGGCAGCTCTTTGGGCAGCTCCTCTGCCGAAAGCCGCAAGAGGTAAATATATTGAGGGTCCCAGTCATGCCGCTGGAGGAGTGCACATTGAGGCGGAAGGAGGTGAGACCATCATCAACAAGAAGTCGAGCCGCATGTTCCTCCCTCTCCTGTCAGCCATAAACGAACTTGGTGGCGGGGTCCCCTTCGTGAAAGTTGGGACGGACGGGGGATATGCTCTTCGGTCATTTGCTAAGACCCCGGAACCCATGACCCAGTTTGATCTGTCGAGAACAATCCAGGAAGCATTTGGCCAAGTGTCGGTGATTGCTACAATCGAAGATATTCGGAGGGAAGATGCTAACTACGTGCAGATTCAGGACCGGGCTAATTTTTAAATAGTCCAGCACAAATAGTATTTCAATATCTATTAGGAATAATTATATTTGTATCGAAATAATTTGGCACATGATATTCATCAACTTAAAAGGCGCAATCGATTCCGAGGAGAATCGGGTCATGATGGAACTCTGGGGTGGCACTTCGGAGATCTGCTCAGTGGAGACCTTTCGCCGGGTCCTCGATGAACATCCCGACGAACAGGAGGTGTGCATCAATATCGACTGTGACGGAGGCTCTGTTGAGGAGGGCTTCAAGATTTACGACCTCCTTCGCATGAGCGGGAGGACGATATATACAAATATTGTCGGGGGATGCCACTCGATGGCAGTGTGCATCCTGTTGGCAGCTCCGGCAGAGAACCGTTCGGCAAACAGGAATTGTCGGGCACTCATCCACCGGGTATACATGCCGGTCGGGGATTGGCTCACTTCGGACGATGCTCGCAGCATTGCCGAGGAGCTTGCTCTGGAGGAGGAGGCTATTCTTGACGTGTACGTCGAGAGAACAGGTCAGGACCGGGAACGGCTACGCAATGTCATGCATGAGGAGCGCATCCATGATGCCAAATCACTTCTTGACTTGGGATTCATTTCCAAAATCAATTCATACAACACAAACCAAATTTTTAATGCTATGGCAAAAAACGAAAAAAGCGCTTATGAAAAATTCATGAGCAAAGTCAAGGCATTCCGGAATGGCAAGAAAGGCGCTCCCGCCAACTTCGACTATCTGGATGCTGAGGGTCAGGTCGTTCTCCAGACCGTAGGTGAAGAGGACAATCTGGCCGAAGGTGTAGAGGCAACTCTCGCAAGCGGCGAAACTTCGGGAACAGTCGTTCTGGAAGACGGCCGGGTGGTTACCGTCGAGGACAACATCGTCACCAGCATCGAGATGGAGGACACCGAGTCTCTCGAGGACCGCGTTGCAGCACTGGAGGCAATGCTCGACGAGGCAACGAACCTCATCGAGGAGCAGGAGAATGAACTCCGCAACCTCCGTGGTAGCAACTACCGCCCGAAGAACCGCAAGACGGTTCTGCCCGGAGGCAAGAAGCCCGAACCCTCGGCAGCTGACCTCAAGAACGAAGCTCGCGAAAAGCTCCAGAAGGTCAACGCTGCCAAAAAGATCCTCAAGTAGTCAAACTCAAAAACTTTAAGAACTATGGCAGTTAAAAACAGCGGATTCCTCGACATGGACAAGTTCACTTTTTGTGGACGGGTCATTCAGGCAATCTCGGAGATGATTATGGAGGACACCATTCAGGGTCCTGACATCAACTCCATTCACACAGTTTTCCCCGACATCGTCACTAACACCGAGGTGGGTTACATCGGGGAGGGTGGCATGGTCGGCGTGGTCAACACCGGGTGTAACCCGACTCCTCAGCCGTGGAACATCAACACCCGCAAGCTGAAATGGGAACCCGGCACCTGGGAGATCCTCCTGTCCCAGTGTTACACTGACCTTCAGCAGTCGGCAACTATCTACTCTCTCCGCACCGGCGTCGACATTCCGGACTTCACGGACACGGACTACATGAACATCGTCATCGAGGTTCTTGAGCGCTCCATCATGGACTTCTGGTACCGCCTGTTCTGGTTCAACGACAAGGACGCCAAGAATGTTACCGATAGTGGTATCATTACGGATGGGCTCGACCTGAAATTCTTCACCATCATCGACGGTTTCTGGAAACAGATTACCACACAGGTTACAGCCAATCCGTCCCAGCGCGGAGCAACAATTACGGAAAATGCCGGGGCATCTTACGCAGCTCAGAAGCTTACTCCGGCCAAGGCCAAGGAATACATTCAGTCGGTCGTGTTCAGTGCCCCGCTTCTGCTCCGTCAGCAGTCTGACAAATTTATCCTCGTTACCCAGTCTGTCTACGATGCCTATCAGCAGTCTCTTATGGACGCTTGCTGCCTCGAGTCGGCTCGCTTGGCTCTGCTGAATGGCATGGAGGCTCTCAGCTTCAACGGCATCCCGGTCATCGCAATGCCCATCTGGGACAAGATCATCGCTACGTCGGAAGACACTGGCACGAAGCTCAATAACCCTCATCGAATCCTCTTCACCTCGAAGAGCGTCCTCGGCATAGGTGTTGATGCAATCGACAGCTTCGAGAAGATGCGGATCTGGTACGAGTACAAAGACCGTGTAGTCTACGTAGAACTCATGGGTCGGGCGGATGCCAAGCTCACTAACCCGGATCTGTTCTCGGTAGGTATCTAATCCTCAAAAATCTAAGAAAATGGCAGGACTTGATTGTTCTAAAATCAAAACAGGATTCATCAACCAGGTGTGTGGTAAGCCGGCAGTTGCCGGCACCGCCGCCAGGGTGATTCTCCTCAGCTACTCGGACGTCGACAAGTCGAAGTCTGTTGTAACTGACAACGTTATCTCTTCGCTCATCCTCAAGGCCGGTGCCACTGGTTACGAAGTCGACTCGCTGCCCAACGCAACAGTTGGCTCGGACACCATCAATGTTGGCACGTATCTCAAGACCCACCAGCACAACGTGGTCGTCCGAATCTTCAAGAAGTCGGAAGCAGCCAAGAAGTTCGTGAACGGTCTGACCAATGCTCGCGTCATCGCTATCGTCGAGAACAACGACACCGGAGACCGCGGAGACACCAAGTACGAGGTGTATGGCTGGGACTCGGGTCTGGAGCTCACCGAAATCACGGTTACGACCGAGATGACTGACGGCGTCGCTTACCAGGTAACTCTGGCCAACGGCACCGTCGCTCAGGAAGGTTCGCTCCCGATGAGCCTCTTCAACACGGACAAAGCCACCACAGACCTCATGGTAGACGGGCTTCTGGCTGGCGGAACAGGCCGTATTGTACCGGTTATTCTCCGATTTTATCCGGCAGAAGGTCAGGCTAAAATTGGTAACGACGTGCCACTCACTCTGCAGAGGTCCTCGTGTGCCACCGCCTCCGGAACGGTTACCATGCCTCCTGCGCCAACTTCCACCAAGCCGGCAGAGGCATTCCCGGGGTCTGGTCTTCCGGCAAATTACGTGTTCCTGGACAACTCTGGCCAAACAGCTGCAAATCCCCCCGTTCTTCAGTACACGAAGGGCTTGGTTGCAACTGCAACAACTTGGGGAGCAAATGTCCCTGACACAGACATCCGTAAGGACTATGTCAACGGGGAATACGTAATCATTCTCTCCACATTCGCCGGAGTACCTGAATAGTAACGGCTATGGCTGACATGCTCGAAAGACTGAGAGCTTACCAATCCAAGTATGGGTCCCTGAGAGGCGAAGCCTATCGGGCCCATACATTGGAATTGGAAAAGAACCCCGCTCTCCATCGAGAAGTAGATGAACTTTCTCGATACTTTTTGAATAAGTCAGTTTCCCGATGCGGCTTCTGCCTGATCGAAGCCGACTTAGCATTAAGACGAATAACAGAACAACAAATGAAAAACGTAGCACACCCTGATTACGAACTCCGAGCAGGTACTCTGCTCCACGACCCGATCAACAAAGAGTTCAGCAAGATCCTCACCCCGAGGAACATCACGGAGGATCTCTGCCTGTACCACATCGCATTCAACAAGGATGCGCTCTCGTACTTCACCCGAGTTCCCGAAGACCTGAACGACCGACTGGAGAAATTCATGTCTCGTTATGGCAAGGAGATGCTGGACAAGGACGTGGAAATCAAGAAGCGTCAGGCTCAGGTTCTGAGCAAGCAGATCGATTCTGTCAAAATCGAACTCGAAGAGCTGAACAAGAAACAGATCGAGCTGAACGCCAAGCTCGATGAGTACTCCAAAGCCATGGGAGCAATCCATGCCATTCTCGACTCGGCATCCGCCGAGGAGAAGCCCGAGGAGAAGACAGAGGAGAAGACAGAGGAGAAGACCGAGGAGAAGACCGAGGAGAAGACCGAGGAGAAGACCGCCGACATCGACACCGAGGTGAAGGAGTTCATCGACGCCGGGATGGATTTGGAAGCCATCAAAGAAGCCTATGCAGACTCGCAAATGTCTGCCGGGGAGATCGAAGAGGTTTACAACCGGGTAGTCAATCCCGTTTCGGAGGCTCCCAAGAAGGGGGCCAAAAAAGGAGGGTCCAAATAGGACTGGTAATAGGACGGGGTCGCTTCCCGTCCCTCCTACTATTAAAATTACGCCAGTATGAAAGTTGCACAGATCAAATCAGCTCCTCAGTTCGAATCCCGGGACTGGAGACAATATGGCATCCAAACATACGGAGATACCAACGACTTTCCCCAGACAGTCAGCGAGATTGTTCAGGCTTCAAAGACCGGCAATGCCTGCTTGAGCATATACAATGACTTCGTATACGGTCACGGGTTCAAAGATCCGGGTATCTACAAATTGCGGGTCAACAAAGAAGGGGAGAAGCTTGACAAGATCCTCCGCATGGTATGCAAAGACTTCACGTTATGGCATGGGTTCGCCATCCATGTTAACTACAATATGAACTTCCGTGTCAGTTCGATCCACCACATTCCGTTCGAGTCTCTCCGACTTGCGAAGGCAGACGATGGTGGATTCATTGGCCGGACGGCATATCATCCTGACTGGGGTCACCGAGACAAGACGAGGTCCCGGTGGTCCCCGTCCGACATTGAGTGGTTTCACCTCTTCAACCCGGATCCGGAGGTTATCCTGAACCAGGTAGAAGAAGCTGGCGGATGGGACAATTACAATGGCCAGATCCTCTACTTCTCCGGAGACTCTGAAGGCAGTCCCTCTTACCCGGTTCCCATCTTCATCGCTGAGATGACAGACATGAGAACTGAGGAAGCACTTGCCAATGTAGCCGGTCGAAACGCATGCTCCAACTTCTTGTCAGCTGGAATCTTGGTAGACATCAAGGACGAGACTCAAGACCAGTCCCAAGTCAATGAGACCCAGAAAGAGCTCAACAAGTTTCAAGGAGACGAGAATACTTCTCAACTGTGGTACATACAGTGCAAGTCCAAAGATGAGGTGCCCCAGTTCATAAGGTTCTCCGGGGAGAACTATGACAAAGCATTCGAAGTAACGCAGAGAGTCATCCCGGAGAACATTGGCCAAGCCTTCAAGCAGCCTCCCATTCTTAGAGCTGTTGACGTGGGGGCTAACTTTGGGGCTGATCTCATGACCAATGCCTACAAGTACTACAACTCTGTTACAGTACGGGAGCGTCAGCAGCTGGAGGAGACTTTCGTATCGATCTTTGAGTACTGGTGGGCTCCTTTGGAAAATCCCGACTTCGCTATTCAGTCTCTCACTTACAATGCCGGCGAGTCTATAGCAGACAGAATTGGCAAGGACAACATGACTCAGGTACTGGAGATTATCCGGGACCAGATGCTCTCCACTGTTCAGAAGAGAAATATGCTCAAGCTCATTTATGGGCTTTACGACGAGGAGATTATAAAACTCATGCCCGATGATACTCAACTTTAACGACCTTCGGAATGTTCGGCCGATAGCCGAGAACATCAACGACCCGGCCAGACTGGAGCCGTATATCCGGGAGGCTGAGACTCTCAGACTGGTGGATGCCATAGGAGCCAATCTCTACAGATGGCTCGACGAGACAGACTTTTCCGGCCCCGGTCCTTTCCAATACGGGGACGTAACCATTACAAAAGATCAGTACACTGCCGCCATGGAAGGCGGGTATTATGATGGTGGCTGTTCCGGGGATGGTCGAAGCGAAGGACTCAAGATCGCCATTGCATACATTGCGTATTCCCGATTCATCGTCAACAATCCAATCAACCCCACTGCCTTCGGGGTGAGGTACAAAGATGGCGAATTCAGCACTCGAGTAGAAGACAACATCATCATCCGTAGCTCGAACGAAGCACGGAACATCGGGGAAGCCTACCTCGAGAAGGCTATAAATCATCTTAAAGCTCTGCGGTTACTGACTCCATGTACTGAATACAAGGAGTCCCCGTCTCGTAAAATGATTATAGGACGTAATAAATTATAAGTTTAACAGATATGGAGGAGGAAGTCATGAGAGCGGGAAAATGGATATGCGGGAGCATTGTAGGGTTTTGGGGGCTTTTAGCTCCGGTCCAGGTCCTTATCCTCTGTGTCTGTATTGCCATTATCGTCGACTTCATAACTGGAAATGTTGCTGACTACAAGCGCCACAAACGAGCCCATCAAAAATATGTGTTCAAAAGCGAGAAAATGTGGGACACGTGTTGGAAGTTGGGGCTCAGCATTATCGGTATTGGCATGGCCTACATGCTTGACGTGCATGTCCTCCCGAACTTGGGGGGTCTCAACCTTGCCAACTTCTTCGCTGCCTTCATCGTCGGAACAGAGTTTTGGAGCTTTCTGGAGAACTCCGCAATCATTTCGAATCATCCCATATTCCGGGCTCTCCGGTCATACATGGAGAGATCGGTCAGCAAGAAAACTCAAATAGATTTTGAATGCCATGAAGACAAGTAAGTATTTTAAGCCCGAAGAATTCGAGCGATGCAATCCGTCTTGCTCCATCGAAGACATGGACCAGGACTTCCTCGATCTCCTGGATGACCTCCGTGAAAAGGCAGGCATCCCCCTCGTCCTCAATTGTGCTTATCGTTCCAAAGAACACGATAAGGCAAAAGGTCGGTCCGGCAACAGTGCTCACACCGAAGGTTTGGCAGTGGACATCCGGTGTGCCTCGGGCCCCAATCGGATGAAGATCCTCCAGGCAGCCATTGCATTGCGGATCCGGAGGATAGGCATCGACGGGAATTTTATCCACGTAGATACTTCTAAAACCCTCCCGCAGGACACGATATGGACTTACTAAAGAGAGTACTCTGCACAATAGTTCTTGTAGGTATAGGCTTTATAATCGGGCGTAAAACAGTCGAGGAAAAGACCGTTATAAAGTACGTCGATTTACCCCCAATTCAGGGGGAGGTCAAAGTCCCGGATTTGGTTCCAAAATGGGAGGGTTTTAGGAATCCGATCAAATTGATATATATCTATAAGGGCCATGAGGAAAAGGTTCCCAAAACACCCCCAGAAATCACAAATGGAGGGGGTTTTGGGGAGGACCAAAAGGAGGTGGATACTCTGGAGAGCGTAAAAAGGACAATATTGGACTGGAATACGACCAGGAAATACGCTGGAACATTCTTCAAAGATCCCAAAATTGGCCAATTTGACTGGGAGGCTACAGTCCAATACAACACTCTCCAGCATCTTACGTACAAGTATATCCCCGTCCGAGAACAGATCAAAGAAACGAGGTCCCAGAAATGGTCCCCCTTTCTGAGAGCTTCGGCTAACTCATTCGGGCAGGTTGGGGCTGGGGGAGGCATATATTACAGGAA